ATAGTTGCCCGTAATTACGCAGTTATTAGACTTATAAACACTGTAGAAATCAATAAAGAAAAAACTTCAGTTATACTTAAATAAAATGGCATCGGGAGAGTTTTACATAAATGGGAAAGACTGCCATACAACTTGGGGTATAAGTATGGATACATCGTCCCTTTCCGCCTTAATGACACCGTCTCCGTTAAAAGAATTTATCGAAAACAAGTCTCGGTTAGAACATGGCAAACGTGTCCTAACCTCTAATCCTAAAATCGATGAACGAAATATCACTTTAACTTTTAACCTGACGGCAAAAACGGAAGAAGAATTCTTTTCAAGATACAACAGCTTTTGTGAAGAATTGGAAACAGGCGTGATAAATATAAAAACAAAGTATCAACCCAATATTACTTACAAAACAATCTATATTTCATGCAATCAATTTACGCAATTCATGAGAGGAATAGCACGGTTTTCTCTAAAACTTGTCGAATATAACCCGGCAGATAGAAATTCATAAAAAAGTGCATGTTTTTCATACACTTTTATTATCTTTGACTGAAATCGTATGAAGATATACGAAACCATCATGATAGACATTAAAAACATACAAGGAGAGACTATTTTATCAGTTCCTATAACAGAAGAATCTGTTCATGTAGAGGAATTGATGAAATCCGATTATGTAGAATTGTCGTGGAATTCGGACAAAAATGAAGAGATTCCGGTAGGGGCCTATATCATGCTCGATGGTGAGAAATATTCTCTTTTGGAGCCATACAATCCAGAACAAAAGAACGAGGTCGAATTTCAATACAAACCACAATTTCATTCGAAATTTATATCGTGGGGAAAAGTTCCTTTTTTCATGTATTCTTACGATGAGAATAACGAGATAACGAATCGGGAACCGGATTGGTCTCTTACCGATAATCCGGCCAATTTCATGAGCGTTATTTGCAAGGCTATCGAGAACGAAACCGGGGATACATGGACTTACGCAGTCGATTCTTCTCTTAACGCTTCCACTTCTTTGTCTTTCCAATCAGTCGACATATTATCCGCCTTGAACAGTATAGCCTCTGCGTTTGAGACAGAATGGTGGATTGAGAAAGATTCCATGATTATTCATCTGTCGAAATCCGAACATGGAGCTGTTGTTTCTCTCGAAGTTGGTGAAAACATCAATACACCTTCGGTTACGGAGGGAAAAGATGGGTATTATACCCGATTTTACGCATTCGGGTCAACTCGAAACATCGTACAGGAATACAAAGGTGCTAATGTCAACAATTTGGTCAACAAACGGCTGACTCTTGACCCTAAAAAATATCCGAACGGATATAAAGATATAAGGCCAAACCTTCAACAGGGAGAGATATTTAGCAAAATCCTACTGTTCGATGATATATACCCTTCATCGGAACTCTCCATATCAGATGTCAGATTCCGCCTTATGTGGCGTATAGACTCGGAAACGAATGATAAAATACAGATAGGCACAGATGAAAATGGAGACCCTATATACGACCAATATGCGATATGGTATTTTCAAATACCGGAATTTAACTTCTACAATTCCCCTTATGACGAAGAAAAAAATCCGAATGGTATGCGTATACCAAATAAGGAACCTTCGGTACATTTCCAATCGGGGGCTTTGCAAGGTATGGAATTTGAGCTTATATACCATGATGAGAGTAAAACAATAACGAGTGATGATGGCATAAGCTTCGAAGTCAAAAAAGGAGATTTCGAGATTAAATATAAAGAGGAAGAAGGTAACTATATTATCCCTGCTATTACGGGACTTATACCGTCGGAAAATGACGATATTATCCTATTCAACGTCAAAATGCCGGAAGAATATACAGATTCGGCGTACATACGGCTGGAAACAGCTATGAACGAAGAAATAGAACGGCTTTCTTCCGACCAAAACAACTACCAGTTTTCATCTAATCCTGTGGTGTTCGATGAAAACAATCCTGATTTATCCATAGGAAGAAAAGTCGAATACATAAACGCAGGATATTCATATGTTACTCGTGTTATAAGCCTTACAACCAAACTCGACTATCCTTTCGAACAGACTATTACCATCGGGAACAACCTAATAAAAGGGAATACGCAAGAACTGAAAGAAGAGGTTGCATCTGCCAATAAGAATATCGACTTGATTTCTGCCATCAATGATATGACGGCTTCCTTGCAACAATCGTATCAACGGACTGTAAAACAAATGCAGGAAGGATTTGCCCGTATTAACGATATGTGGAAATTCGACACAGAGTTGGAAAATACGATATACTCGAAATTTAATGTGTATTCACAGGGTGGAATATCCGCTCTTGGTGTATGGCGTGGGGAAGGGGGTGGCGGTGGTGAAGGAGGGCTCATCAAGCTCGTGTATGGGTTCGACGATCTGGGCGGCGCATTCGACAACGCCACCCTTACCGATACCTTCAACGCCTACACCATCAACGAGATTTGGAAACTCGCCAACGCCGGCGC